GCAAGTCTCTTCAGAGTCGAAAGCTGATAATGCAGCAAAAACACCAGAAGGAAATGGCAATGAAAAAGGTGAAGCTCAAACTTCAACGGATAGTGCTGGCGATGACGCTGTCGCTGGTGTTGATAGTCTCGGTATTCTCGGCGCTCTTAAAGTTCGCTCTAAATCAAATCAAGGTTTTTGGCGCTCAGGTGTTCAGTTCCAGCGTCAGAAAGAAACGATCTTGCTTGTGGTTGACGAAGAACCGAAAGACCAGCCTGAGATTGTGGCTCAGGAAGATATCGAATCTGAGCTTATTTTGTTCATGTCTAAAGAAAAGGCAGAGCGCGTCCATCGAGAGCCCAACCTTGACGTTGAGACTGTCGAATTGTCGGATGTGATCGACATCGAACAACTATAACCGATAGCGAGTAATACGATGGCAATCTACGCAACCAAGCAAGACCTACTAGACCGTGACTCACAGATGTTGTGGAACTTCGCGGTAGACCGTGACACCAACACACTTAACGACACATGGATTAACCAAGCTCTAGACCAGGCGGATGAAGAAATTGATTCGTTTCTTGGCCGTCGTTATGTGCTGCCTTTGCCAACGGTGCCGGGTATCTTGAACAAGATTGCCATCATCATTGCTTTCTATTGGCTTGCTGACCGAGATCAGCAAGCAACTAACCTTCTCGAAGAGCGCTACAAGATGCAGCTTGAAACGTTGCGTGAAATTTCCAACGGTAAGCGAGAGCTTGGCTTGCCAACGATTGAAGCACCGCAGGAAAGCAGTGTCGGTAAGGTCGAGTTGGTTCAAGACAACGAACGTCAGTTCACACGCAAAAGCCTGAAAGGAGTGCTTTGATGGCTCAAGCGGTTCACGTCACTGGCTTAGAAGAGCTTCAGCGCTATGAAGAGCTGATAGCGACGTTAGGCGACCCAAAGCACAAAGCGGAGCTTTTGGACGAACTTGGGTCTTTGGTTACGACCCAGACTCAGACAAGAATAAGAGATGAGAAAGCTGCACCAGATGGTACTCCTTGGCCTCAGTGGTCTCCAGAGTACAAGAAAACTAGGCATGGAAATCAAGATTTACTTGATTCTGGAGGTGGCCTACTTACCTCTTTCCTTTGGAACGTGGGAAAAAACCAAGTTCGAATTGGTTCGACGGAGCCTTATTCTGCTGTACATCAAGACGGTTTTTCTGGTGCGGTTCAAGTGGCTGCGCATACTCGCCTTGTCACACAAGCTTTTGGTAAAGCACTGGCTTCACCTGCTCGAGTGTCGGTGAATGCATTTACACGTCAAATGAATATTCCACAGCGTGAGTTCTTAGGTCTGAGTCGAGACAATCAAGAGGAAATCTACCAAGTTATTGGTAAGTTTTGGCAAGAGGTATTGGTATGAGCCGCCCCGATTTTAATACTACTGGTTCAACCGTTTGGGCCTGCGAAGAGATTGTTCAATACCTTAAGCCTGTGCTTGAGGGCCAAGAAAACGAGCTCGATAAAGTTGCAGCAGTTGAGCGACATATTGGTCGGTTCGATAAGGCGGAAGACATCAAACGATGGATGGGACGCCGTGGGGGTGGCGTTCGTGTTGCTGCTTTACGAGTGACTGAGTACGACACTATTGGTGGTCGCTTGATCGGCAACGTTAATTTTGTTGCCTACGTATTTACAACAGACCAGTGGGGTTACACCAAAGACACACGAGCAGAAGTGATTACTGGTCGATTAGTTCGTTCAATCATGGACCGAAGCGCATTGCCAACGGCTTACTCCCAGGTTGCAAATGTTCGTGCTGATAACTTGTACAACGGACAGATTGATGAGCTTGGTATTGCTATTTGGTCTGTCACTTGGTCACAGCAATGGTATCTCGATGAAGAGATTGATTTAGGTTCATTGGATGACTTCATTACCTTTGGCTTAAGGGGTGAAATTTCAGACGATGAGGCAGTGCCAGCAATTGAAGGTGAAGTAAAACTTCCCCAGTAACTAAGGACTTTTTATGTCTTCCAATACAAACATCATTTTCTTAATTCCGGCTAAAGAGCTCGTGCCAGTACGCAAGCCAGATGGTGGCTATCTCTCTTTCGACGGAGAAGAAGTCGCGCGTTCTTCTTATTGGGTTCGCCGAATCAATGATGGTGATGTGCTTGCCGATGCTAAGGCAAAGAAGCACAAAACAAAACTCGCAGCGGCTGCAAAGAAAGCAAAAGCTGATTCTGAAACGAAAGGAGAATAAGCATGGCTCTGGGCTCAATTCCTAATGATATCCGTGTGCCATTGGTTTATATCGAAATCGATAACAGCCAAGCGCTAACTGGTACGCCAGCACTTGCACAAAAGGTGCTGGTGATTGGTCAACAGCTGTCGGGTGGAAGTGCAACGCCGCTAACGCTCAACCGCATTACAACAAGCGAAAGCCAAATCGATGACCTTTACGGTAAAGGCGCGATGCTTTCCCGTACGTTGAAGCAATTCCGCAAGGACAACCAGTTTACGGATGTCTATTCACTTGGTGTTGCAGATTTAGCGGCAACCGCAGCAAAAGGTGAAATTGCTGTCACTACCTCTACCGTAAAAGCAGGAGTGATCTACTTGTTGATTGCAGGCGAAAGCGTGCAAGTCACCGTCAAAGATACGGACGATGCTGATTCAATTGCGACGGCCATCGTTGCGGCTGTCACCGAAAACACCGACCTGCCAGTGACGGCAGCGTTAAAAGCGGCTTCAACAAACATCGTGGAGTTCACTTGTAAATGGACGGGTATTACGGGTGACGATATCGATATCCGTTACAACTACTACGACGGAGAAGTATTACCAGGCGGTGTGACATTAGCCATCACTGAAATGACTGGCGGTGCAGGCACACCAGATATGAGCGAAGTGATCTCTGCAATCCCGAACGAGTGGTACAACCATATCGTGATGCCATTTAACGACACTCAGTCTATGAATGCACTGCGTGACGAGTTGGCCAGCCGTTGGGGCCCGCTAAAAATGATTGAAGGTATTGCGTACACCGCTTTTCGTGGCACGTTCGCAGAAACGGGGGCCTTTGGTCAGGGTCGCAATGACTTCCTATTTACTTGTATGGGCACGAACCATGCGCCGCAATCACCTTGGGAGTGGGCGGCTTCTTATGCAGGTCAAGCCTCTTATTCGCTTGGTATTGACCCAGCTCGCCCACTGCAAACGTTAGTGATGAAAGGTATCTTGCCACCGGCTAAAAATACCCAGTGGGATATGACCGAGCGCAACCTGCTTCTCCATGATGGCATTGCTACTTACATGGTTACGCCAGGTAACGAAGTCGCGATTGAGCGTGAAGTGTCTATGTACCGTGAGAATAGCTTTGGCGACCCAGACCCAAGTTACCTAGATATCACTACCCCAGCAACGCTAGGCTATTTGCGTTACTCATTGCGTACGATGGTAACTAACCGATTCCCTCGTCATAAGCTGGCGAATGATGATGTTCTTGATCGCCTTGACCCAGCTCAGCCCGTCGTGACACCAAAGATTATGCGCAATGCGGTTCTTGAGCTTGCCAATAATGATTGGGTGCCAAGTGGCCTAATGGAAGACTTCGAAGGGTTCAAAGAAACATTGGAAGTTTATCGTGATACCAGTGACCAGAACCGTCTGAACTGTGTATTCAAGCCTGACATCGTGAATCAGTTCCGCATCTTCGCGGCTCTGATGCAGTTCAAACTTTAATGGGGAGTTAACGTCATGGGACGCATTCTTGGTGAAGTTGTTATTCGTGCGAATAGCAAACAATTAAAAACAAAAAAAGGTTCAACCCTTAACCCTGGTGGTTATACAAGAACTAAGCATACAGGCCCTGGTCGTGTATGGGGGGAATCAAAAGAATATACGCCGCCAACGATTCAGGTTGTCATTGCTGCTGATGAAGATGTGAGTGTGGTTGAGATTAACAAGATCGAAAACGCCACGCTCACTTGGGAAGGTGACAACGGTGTTGATTATATGATGACAGGGTCATCACCATCTGAACCATTTACGCTTTCTGATTCTGGAGAGATAACAGGTACATTTGGTGGTAATGAAGTGGTGGAAGTTTGATGGCTGTCTTAACGTTTGAATTGCAAGACGGTTTCAAAGTGGGTGAAAGCACCCACTTTGAGGTTGGTCTTCGAGAGTTGGAGCCTACGGACATTTTTGATGCACAAATGGCATCGGAAAAAGTTGGGCTAATTGATGGTCGTCCGTATGCTTATGTTAGTAATACTCAAATGGGAATGGAATTACTCTGCCGCCAAGTGGAATACATCGGTAATGTTCAAGGGCCGTTCACTTTTAAAGAGCTGATGAAATTGTCCGCTCCCGACTTTGGAAAGTTGCAAGAGCAAGCCAAGATTCTTGATGATGCAATGCTTCCAGAAGAAACAATGGAGGCTTTGGAAGAACGGGGGCGAGATTAAATCGCTGTCGGCTCCGCTTAGGGTCTTGCTCTTTAATCTAGGAGCAAGATTTCCGGTCAGCGATTTAAAAAAGATGCCTATTCGCAATCTATTTGAGTTTTTGGCGTGCCTACAAGAGGATTCAAATAATGGCTAAACAACTCGTTACCGATATTGTACTTAACCTATCAGGCAACCTCGCCGCTAAAGCGCGTCAATATTCCTCTCAAGTGTCTACTCTTGGTTCAAAAAGTCAGGCCGCTTTTCAAATGATGGATAGCTCAGCCCGTGCCGCAAGTCAGGGCATTGATACATTTGGAAACCGTGCCATTTTAGGTGCTGGAGCCGTTGCTATTGCCTTCGAAAGAACTTTTGTAAAAACAGCTGCTGAGTTTGAGCGTTATCAAATCATGCTTAACAAGCTGCAAGGGTCTGAAGAAGGCGGTGCACGAGCAATGCAGTGGATTGAGGATTTTACTCAAAATACTCCCTATGCCGTAAATGAAGTAACACAAGCGTTTGTGAAGCTTAAAGCGTTTGGCCTCGATCCCATGGATGGCACCATGCAAGCCATTGCCGACCAAGCTTCAATGATGGGCGGGACTGCCGAATCAGTGGAAGGTATTGCTCTCGCTCTAGGTCAAGCATGGACGAAAGGTAAGCTGCAAGGTGAAGAGGCCTCACAACTTCTTGAGCGAGGTGTACCAGTTTGGGATTACTTAGTTAAGGCATCTAAGGAACTTGGGCATAACAACGGTCTTGGGCTAACAGCCGCTCAACTGCAAGATATGGCATCGAAAGGTGAACTGGGTCGAGATGTCATCAAACGCTTAATTGAAGAGATGGGTAAAGCGTCTGAAGGTTCAGCGAAGAAGCAAATGGAAACTTGGAGCGGCATGGTTTCCAACATGGGAGATCATTGGTCGATTTTCCAAAAGGATGTCATGGAAAGCGGCGCATTCGACGTGCTTAAAGATGAACTGGGTGGCTTCCTCGCTCAACTCGATGAGATGAAAAAGACGGGTGAGTACGATGAATTTGTTGAAAAAGTTGGCAAAGACCTAGTTAACGGTTTTAGAGCGGCAGCAGAAGCCGCGAGGGAGATAAAAGAGGCAGGTCAAGAAATCATGCCTGTTATTCGTCAGATCACAAATATGACAGCGGCGCTTATTGATGCTGTTGGAGGTTACGGCAATTTGGCAAAAATTCTAGCCTCCGTTTATGCGGTAAACAAAGCGATTCGTATAGGCTCTCCGCTTCTTAAGGCAGGTGGTGCGGCTGGCGGTTTTATTCTTGATAAAGTTCGAGGCGGTAAAGGCGTTGGTGGCGCAGCTGCGGCAGCAAATGCTTTAGGGGCAACTCCCGTTTACGTGGTGAATATGCCAGCGGGTGGATTGGGTATGCCAGATGGGCCAGCAGGAAGTAAACCTGGGAAAACAGTACCAAAAGGCAAATGGTGGACTGGTGCAGCGATAGCGGCCAATAGCGCAATCGACATTGCCAAACCTGCTTTACGCTCAGCTGGTCCTGCGGCAGTGCTAATGGCTTTAGGTAGTGCCAAAGAATATGACCCGAATAATCCTATGTTCAAAGCACCTTCATTTGGCCCAAGCGAAAAACCTAAACCAGTTAAGCCAGAAACTGAAGAAGCAATGAAACGCTTCAATAAAGCGTTTATGCGTCCTGACTCGCCTTGGGCTGTGGCGGGTGGTGCACCAAATGGAACAGTGAATTTGAAGGTTGAAGTTTCAGATGATCGAATTAAGGTCACTCCGACCTCTTCTTCCCCAACTATAAAAGTTGATCCTGATTTAGGAACGAATTAAAGGGGCTGTAAATGGCATTTGAAGAACGTTTAACTGCCTCATTTAGAGGCGTTACATTCCTATTAGACGAAGCAAGCGGTGATTCAGGTCGCCGCGCGATTCCACACGCCTATCCTAAAAAAGAGCTTGGTTACACTGAAGACAATGGCAAGGTTTTAACCAACGAACAGATTAGTGGGCGCACCATTGGTGAAAATTACTTCGAAGATCTTTCCGATATATTAGACGCATTAAACAAGCCTGGTCCAGGTGAGTTCATTCATCCTTGGTTCGGTGTTCGTAAGGTGCAAATAGGGAAAGTAAACCATCGACTGGTCAACAAAGTTGATGGTTTGGCGACCTTTAACTTTGAAGTTTTTGAGGTCGGTGAAAACTTATTTCCAACAGCAAAGAGAGACACCGCGAAGCAAGTTCAAGATGAGTCGGTGAAATCTCAAAATGCTGCAAATGATGCCTTTGAAGACAGCTTTGATACAAATGCTCTTGAGGGTGTCGGCGATATGGTTGATCAATTCTTGGATGATTTGGAAGAGTTCACGCGTGGACTCCCTTCTCTGCCAGAGGAGCTAAGAGAGTGGACAGATAGACTTATCAGAACAAAAGACTCGATAGGCAACTTACTTGCCTACCCTGGTGAGCTGGCAGCTCAAACAATGACGTTACTTGAGGATGTGAAAGGTGTCGTCACTGACCCTATGCGCTCGCTCGATGTCTACGGCAACGTAATCAACCGATGGCAAGGTTCTCGTGCTGAACTCGCGGTTACTGGTGGGCTAACTCGAAACATTGAAAGCGCAGATGGTTTCGCTAGCTCCGTATCTAAAGTTTCTAATCCTGCAAAGGAAAAGGCGATTTTAGCGAATGCTGATTCTTTCAAGCGTTTAGTTCTCAATTCTTCGGTAGCTGCTAAAGCATCCGCGATGGGCAACGCTGATATTAGTTTTGATCTAACGGACTCAGTAGAAACCGTTGAGAGTCTATCCGGTGCTGAAAGAAAGCGGCTATTAACGGGGCCACAATTAAAGCAAATAGGTTATGAGGTCGCTAATCAGTTGGCCGAACGAGCCGCAGAAGCGGTAGAAATCGGTGATTCGTCTGTTTGGCGTCAGTTCAGAGTGCTGCGTCAGGCGGTGCTTTCTGATACCAGAGAGCGCGCCGAATTACTTCCACAAGTCACGATTTATACTCCGGTAAATACCGTCCCTGTTTCTCTAGTTGCTTGGCAAAAGAATGGCGACACTGAAACACGCGAGAGTATTGTTAAGCGTAACGGTCTGTCAAATCCTGCCTTTATTTTGCCTTCAGATTCAATCGAGGTGATAAATGGCTGAGGAAATTATTCTAAAAGCTGGCGGTCAGGTTTACGGTGGCTGGACTAAAATCAGCATCACGCGCTCTCTTGAAGCGATGTCAGGCTCTTTCGATTTGGAGCTTACTTGGAAATGGTTAGGTTCTAACGAAAAATATAAGGCGTTTGTTGATCCAATCAAGCAAGGCCAAGCTTGCATCATTGAAATTGGTGGTGAGCGCGTCATTACTGGTTATATCGATGATTGGGTTCCAAGTTACGATGATACCCAAGTTATCATATCGGTCTCAGGTCGAGATAAAACGGCGGACTTGGTGGACTGCTCTATTGATATGGCGTCGGGTCAATTTAATAACCAAACACTGGCACAAATCGCAAATACGGTTTGTAAGCCTTTTGGTATTAAAGTGATCGTTAATGCCGATGTCGGGGAAGTGTTTCAACGCATTCAAATCGAGCAAGGCGAAACGCCTCATGAACTACTTTCTCGTTTGGCTCGTCAACGCGGCGTTCTTCTTACCAGCGACACGTTTGGTAATCTGGTGATAACACGCCGGAGCAAAGAGCAAGCTGGTGTGTCTATTATCCTTGGCGAAAACGTAAAAGCGGCGCGTGGACGTTTTAGTTACCGTCAGCGTTTTAGTAATTTTAAGATCAAGTCTGTCGGTGCTGCATTTGGCTTTAACGACGCTGCGGATTCTGTGACGGTGGGCGGAATTGAAGCGAATGTAAGAGACAGCGAAATTAAGCGCTATCGTCCTACGATTATCGTCAATGAGGAAATCACAACAGCGGACGGTGCAGCGAAGCGTGGTCAGTGGGAAAGGCAAAGAAGCTTAGCTAAATCTAATGCAGCTGAATATACGGTGACAGGTTGGCGCATTCCTCAAACTGGTAAGCTTTGGAACTTTAATACCCTAGTTCCGGTTGTCGATGAAATCATTGGCATTAATAAAGAGCTTCTTATTTCCTCTGTGATGTTCAGTGAAGACGATTCAGGGCGCTTGGCTGTAATCAGCGTAGTCGAACCTGAGTCTTTCGATATCCCTGCACAAGTAGCAAAAGATACTGCTTTGAAGTACAGCTGGAAGACGGAGGAATCTAACTAGATGGATATTTATCGTTATGTTGAAAAGGCTTTAAACCCTATTCGCCGCCGTTTAGTTGGTATGCTAAGTCGTGCACTAGTAACAGGAATTGTTGAGGATTTGCAGCGCCAGAACTTGCAGGTAAAAATCCATGCGGATGAGTCTGGTGACAATATAGAACGCTTTCAAAACTACGGCATAAGCTCATACCCTCCTGTTGGCTCAGAAGCCATTCTGGCGGCGCTTGGCGGTAGTCTGGGGAATATGGTTGCCATCGCAGTTGAAGATAAGAAGGTTCGACCACAAGGTGAAATACATGATGTTTTCCTCTATCATTTGGAGGGCCACAAAGTACGCCTTACTAAAGATGGCAAGATAATCGTTACAGCAACCGACGTTATTTTTGAAGCCGCCAACTCCCTCACTATTATTTCCCCTGAAACATTGATTCAAGGTCCTTTGCATGTGACAGGTGGAATCTCAACAGATCTAGGTATTTTTGCCACTGGTGGTATTACTTCTTCCGGTGTTGTTAGCGGCTCAGACTTGAGCGCTGGCGGGTTCAGTTATCTAGGCCACTTCCACAAGGATGCAGAGAATAGGAATACATCAGCACCAGTGGGTTAAGTATGAGCGCAAGCATCGTGTTCGACATGATGAAAAACACCGGATTGATTATCGAGGGCGGAAGTGTCGATGACACAATTTCTGCCCTCGTTTTGATCTCCCTATTCACAGATGCTCGTGCAGAAGAATCTGATACGCTCCCAGACCAGTCCGGTGACTTACGCGGTTGGCCTGGTGATACCTTTTACGATGCACCTTGGGGCTCGAAGCTATGGCTGTTATATCGTGAAAAACTGACCACTGACGTTCGTAACCGCGCGGTTAAGTACGCCGAAGATGCGCTTTCTTGGATGCTTCAAGACCAAGGAGAAGGCCCTCTTGCATCGAGCGTAACGGTAACCGGTTCTATTCCTCGTTTCCAAACTCTTGCCTTGAATATCGAAATTACTAAACCTGATGGTGAATCCGTTTCGCTGTCGGTTTCTAAGTTATGGGAGGCGCAACGTGCCGTTTAACGTTCCTACACTTCGACAGCTGATTGAAGGCGGTTTAATAGACATTGAAGCCTCTTTAGATACGGTGCTGCCTAAGTTTGGTATTGAGCAAGCGCTTAACTCTGCGGTCAGTGGCAGCATTCGAGATCTTTATGACTATCAGACTTGGATTGTTCGCCAAATAATTCCGTCTACAGAATCAGAAGACCAAACCATCATTGACACCGCTCGCTATGAAGGCGTGATCCAAAAGTTGGCGTCAAATGCTTCTGGTCCTGTTTCCTTTTCTGGTAGTTCTCCTATTCCCGTTGACACAGTTATGACGCATTCAGATGGCCGCTTGTATCGAGTGACGCTATCTAATGCGCCATCAGGCGGGAGCGTAACAGTTGAGGTGGAAGCTGAAGAAGCTGGCGCAGCCGGAAACCTAGCGCAAGGTGAAACACTGACACTTGTGTCTACAGTGCCAGGAGTGCAGCCAAATGGCATTAGTGACGGCATTACAGGTGGTGCTGATGTTGAGTCTGTATCGTCAGTTTTAGAAAGATTGTTGTTTCGAAAGCGTAATCCACCAATGGGCGGTGCCGTTCATGATTATGTGGCATGGTGTCGTGAAGTGCCTGGTGTTGCGAGAGCATGGGCAGAAGACTCATACCAAGGCCCTGCAACAGTAGGCTACGCATTTGTATTCGATGACAGAATCGATATTTTGCCAACCTATCAAGATCAAGTGGCGATGACGGATTACATCTATCGCCATAGCGATCCAGCTACGGGAGCTGATGTTGGTAGACCCGGTGGAATTGAAGCTGTTTATATTCCACTACAGCTAAAAACGACAGACCTTGTGATTAACATTTCACCAGATACCACAGAGCTACGGCAAAGCGTAACAACTAGTATCGAAGGCTATATCAGAACACTAGGACCAGGCTCAACGCTTTTATTGAGTTCAATTCGAACAGCTATTGGCGCAACGACAGGAATTAATGATTACACGTTAGATCTTGATACGGACGTCACAGCTCTAGAAAACGAACTACATGCATTAGGAGTGATTACATGGGGCACGCCGTAGAGCAATGGACTAATTCAATTATGTCACAAATGCCGCGAGGCATTTTGTGGCAAAGAGAAACGTCATTAGACCTATATAAATACGCGCAAGGTTATGCGCCTCGGTTGGAACAGGCAGAGGTTAGTGCGGAAAGTCTGCTTTATGAATGCGCCCTGAAACCACGTTTGAGATCTTGCCTGAATGGGAAGAATATCTAGGCCTTCCAGAGTGTTCGGCAAGCCCTAACTCTAACGTCGAATATCGTCGCTTTGCTGTCGTAGAGAAGTACCACCGAAAAGGTGGGTTGCAGGCTTGGAACATCCAAAAGCTGGCAGAAGATTTAGGTTTTACTGTCGAGGTAGAAGAGGTATTCCCACATCACTGCCTACGCTCTTGCATTTACCCTCTGTGGGAACAGAAATACCGATACATTTTGCGCATCACCGTTTTTGGTATTCCTGGCGCACACATGACTTGTCTTGATGATGTTTTAACGCCGCTCCTAACGAGTGATGCAGGCGTTCTTGAATGTACTCTTAACCGTTACAAGCTTGCTGGCATGTATTACGAGTACTACTACGTAAATGAATAGTAAAAGCGCTTAGAAAGGCGTTTAAATCGTTTTTGAATTGGGAGATTCGCAATGCATCCTTTACAAAATGGCTCTCAAGTAACTGAGCGTCCTGCTAATAAGCCTACCTCTGGGTTTCCTGGTTACTTTACTGAGTCGGGTGATAATAATGTGCCTAGTTATCCTGGTCAGGATTGGTTTAATGATGTTATTGATGAGTTCCTTAATCTTTTAGAGTCATCTAACGTTAGTTTTGACCCAAATAGCACTTTAAATTTATCAAAGGCTATTGCGTTTTCAGGAACTTCTTCATTTGATTACATATCATCTGTGGACGGAAATGTATACGAGGGACAGGTTATTTCTGTTGAGGACTATGCACCTGGCCACCTTTCTGGTCGACTTTACTTTAAAGTTGTTTCTGAAGGTACAGGCGTTGCTGATGGCGGTAGATATATAGACCTTCCATTGTCAGGGCTTCAATTGAAACAGAATTTATCAAAACCTTACAACATTAAAGCATGGGGAGCTAAAGGGGCTTATCACGATGATACTGCCTCAATAAATGCCGCTTTCAACTCGGGTTTAACGCCAATGATTGTTCCTGATGAACGTTTTGGTATTTCCTCAACGTTAACCGTTACCCCTGATAACGTGTATATCTTTGGAACTGGTGACTGTATGATAAAACCCCTGAACACCATGTCCACTATGTTATCGCTTGAAGGGGAAAATCAGGCCGTAATTGGATTGGGGCTAGATGGTGATCTTAAATCACCGATTGGAATCAACGTCACCAAAGATGGATTTTCGGTTTGCAAAAACCGCATTAAAAACCTTTACGGAACAACAGGTGGATGCCTAGGTGTTTCTGTCTCAGCTCTAGGTAAAGGTAACGTTGAAAACAACATAATTGACAACTTGGATGCAATTAATGATTCATCCCTAGGTAATGCTGTAGGTGCGGTAAGAGCCATTTCTATTTTTGCAACTGAATCTTCAAGAACCGGGCGAGTAATTGTTTCCGGAAATCAAATTTCAAACATTCTTGGGGAAGAAGGTGATGCAATTCATGTTGCGACAACTTCTCCAATTCCCTATGGCGACGGTTTGGCAGATATTTATGGTAATGTCATCCAAAGATGCACACGAAGAGCAATTAAAGTTCAATCCGGCAACTGCAACGTTTATCGCAATGTCTACACCCATGATTTAAGCGAGTCTGAAAGCCCAAACTTTGCAGCAGCTGTTGAGATCATTGGGTCCGAATATGTTGCGGTCTACAATAATGATTTAGATGGGATTTCTGGATATGCTGTATCAGTTATCGGCTCCGGACATAAGCTTAAAGGTATATCTGTTTATAATAACGGTCTAACCGCGGGTTATTCGCGACTTGGAGACCCTGATTGGCCTAAAGGCACGCAGATTGCCTGTAGAATGGAAGACACAACTGGTGCCAATGTTTCGTTTAATGAAATTACAGGGGGTGTAGCAGGGATTGAATGGGTTAAATCAGATGATTTCACTTGTTTCGGCAATAAGGACGCCGGGCTTACTCAGTCCTCAGAGTTTTTTGTTCTGGTTCAGCAGAGTTGTTTAAATTATAGAATTGGCAGTAATTCTGGTTTCTCCTTAGATTTTGTCCGCGAAAAATTTATATATTGCTCCGGTGCAAGTCCAGTGATTTTTGATAATCATGCTAGATATAACAGATCAATTGCTTATAACTGCGTTCAACTGACGTCTACAGCCTATGGTCCTTATGTACATAATTGTACATCTGAATGCGATTTAGCCCCGACCTTGAACGCTGCGCCGACTTTCCAATTTCCAAATTTCGGCTCAATTGCTAATTTAGGTAATGGTGGCTCCGGTTGGCACAGGATTACTTTTGGTTCATCTGCGCCATTAGTTCTTCGTTGGGACCGTGGAGATATTGTTTATAACTCCCAACCCTCCGTTGGTCAACCTAAGGGATGGCAGTGTACCGCATCTGGCACGCCAGGGACTTGGGTTTCAATGGGTAACCTGTAAGCAATTTGACTAGTATATTGAACACAAATCTATATGCTCAATATACTAGTCTTCGCTGCTCATTTCTCGCGGCTCGCTACACCTTGCTCATATTCTCTTCATTACTTTCTGCTTTTTCACAAGCGTACCCTCATCAAGAAGTGTTGCCGGAAGGCTCTCGCATCAGTTTAGTCGCGGAAAAACTCAGTGAGAATGCTGAACTTGACGGTGTTCATCCTACCGAACAATTATTCCCACCAGCCAGTACATTAAAAATCGTCACAGCATTAGCGGCAAAGTTAGAGC